GTATGGTGTTAATGATGATAAGTTCGCCAAGAACCTCGTAACATGGGCTGACGTTATTCGCAAGACCTTCTACGATGGTGGTGTTGATGAAGTCATCTCTACCCGCCGTCTAGATCACATTGTGAAAGCGTTCGCCATCTTCGGTGACAAGATGCAGGCCATCGAGCTCTGTGTCGCACGGTTTGATGAGGATACTAAGGTTTCATTCCTTGACCTCTACACTAAAGTCGATGCTGGTGTTGTCACTGGTGAAGAAGAGACAGAAAGCGTAGTTGAAGAAACTATGCCTTTCTAAAAAAAATATGTATGGGGGTTGAAATTTCGGTTTCAACTCTTATATATACTAGGTGGATGCCATTAAGGGTCCACTGTTTAATCTTGCTTTATAAGGAGATACCAAAATGGTTACAAATATAAGCACAAGCAAAGCACTAAGTCTATTCGACAATCTCAATCAACTTACACCCTACGCAGTCGGCTTTGATCGAGTCTTCGATCAACTCCAGAATTATGCTGTGAATAATTCACAGTCAACAGGGTTCCCGCCATATAACATCCGTAAAGGGGGTGATTACACTTTTGTCATTGAAATGGCCTTGGCTGGATTTAGTAAGAGTGATATTGAAGTTGAAGTAGAAGATGGTTTACTTACGGTTCGCTCTATCAAAGAGAACGATGAAAATGATAACCCACAATATCGGGGCATCTCATATCGTAAGTTCAATCGGAAATTCACCCTTGCAGATGACATTGTGGTGAACGATGCTTCCCTCGAAAATGGTATGCTTGAGGTTAATCTCGAACGTATTGTTCCAGATGCGAAGAAACCCCACAAAATTAAAATTAAATAATTTTGGAATAGTAGCGAAAGGGGTCTTGACTTTTAGACCCCTTTCGTGTACTATCATAATATAACAATTACATAATGGGAGTTTAAAAATGGTGACATTCCACACCTACGAAGATTTACCAGAAGACGAACAGGTATCATTCCTTAAAAAACAAGGCATGACTGAAAATGAATATCTTAAAAAAAGAAATGCTAACCTTAAAGGTGTTCCTATTGCTCAAGCAAAAGAGGAGGCAGTAAATACATTTAGTTATCTCAAAGATTTATCTCCAGAGGAACTTAAAGAAAGAGATGAACGCTTTGCTAAAGGTGAAATATTTTCAGCGAATAGAGACAAACATAGGGAAAAACAAATGTTACAGAAAAAAAGTATTGAAGATGCCAGAGAGAAATTTATTGATAAACTAGATATGAGAATTGATTCAGTACCTAGTCATGCTATTGGGAAGATTCAATTCTCTCAAGACATTGTTGATGAAATTAATGCTCATGTTGATGAAACAAGGGCTAATGCTCCTAGTATGGCAAAAGAACTTGTTGGTCAATTGAAAAATGATGAGAAGTCTTGCCAACTTGAGTTTGATATTGGCGGCGTAGTTGGTGAACAGGTCAAGACAGTATTTGACGCTATTGGTTCTGCTTATGTACAGCAGGGATATAATCGTAAGTCTGTTGCTGAAACCTACGACATTTGGACTAACCATGCGTATGCGGGTGACTATAATCCTTTGCATGATCATGGTACAAGAACTTCTGCTGGGCTGTCTGGTTTTATGTGGACAAAATTGCCTGATTGCATGACTCAACAAGACGTACCTCAAGGAAAGAATTTCTTCAATGATGCGTCTGGTATTGCTGATGGTTGGACTCATATGATTTGGGGTCTAGGTTCACGGCGTGATACTCATCGATTTTATCCAAAGACTGAAGAATATGTTCAACCAAAGATTGGTTTAATGTATGTTTTCCCACAGTGGATGAAACATCAGGTACTTCCTTTCTTTGGTCCGGGCGAGAGGCGTTCTATTGCTATGAATTGGGCCGTCCATGATTCTGAGGCAGAACTTCGTAACATGTTTACTCCAGCAGAATGGAAGAAATTCTATGATGAGAATATCTTGAACAAGTCAGCTGAAACTGATGAATCAACACCTTATAAAGTGGTTGTTGATGGCGTTGAAACGATTATTCGACGTGATCTATTTAAAGAGGAGAAGCATCCTAGTGAAGACTAAAGTCGATTACAAGTACAACGAGGGTACTGCCCTCGCTGAACTTCAGAAGTACATCGACTCCACCTATGATGAACACTATAGCAAGAACAAGTTTCAAGCTACAGAGTTCATCATAGACGGTGGACATGGTGAAGGTTTCTGTATCGGGAACATTATGAAATATGCACAACGATATGGAAAGAAGGGTGGAAAGAACAGAAGTGACTTGCTAAAAGTGATTCACTATGGTATTATTGCTCTATACATTAATGAACTTGAAGGTGAAAAATAATGAAACTAACAACTGAAACTATCTCCGTATTGAAAAACTTCTCTACGATTAACGCTAATCTTATGGTGAAGTCGGGGTCTAGTCTTTCTACCATGTCTGCGATGAAGAACATCGTAGCCAAGGCAGATGTCTCTGAGGAATTCCCTAGTGACTTTGCAATCTATGACTTGAATGAGTTCCTATCGGCACTCTCTCTATTCGGTAAACCCGATTTAGAGTTTGATAATGACTTTGTTATTATTACAGAAGAGGGAACATCGAAGTCTCTCAAGTATTGGTTCTCTGATCCATCTGTGGTGACGACTCCATCTAAAGAGATTTCGATGCCCTCGACTGAATTGACGTTCAACCTGTCGAGTGATACACTCAACGAAATCACAAAGGCAGCTGCTGTTATCGGTGTTCCCGATATGGCACTTGCTGGTGGTAAGTTGATGGTTACTGACAAGAAGAACAGCACTGCAAACGCATATGAAACATCTCTGGATGTTGGTGATGTTGCCGCAGAGTATAAGTTCTGGTTCAAGGTTGAGAATCTAAAAGTTATGCTCGGTGCATATGATGTTGAAGTTTCCTCTAAAAAGATTAGTCACTTTACTAACACTAAACTTGGTGTGCAGTATTGGATTGCACTGGAACCCGAATCTACTTACAATGCCTAATTTGAGGAATTTATATTATGGAACAATTTTTGTGGGTCGAAGAGTATCGGCCACGGGACATCAAGTCATGCGTACTTCCTAAGTCTCTAAAATCTTCCTTGCAATCTTTCGTTGACAAGGAAACACTACCCAATCTGATTTTCTCAGGTGGTCCGGGCGTTGGTAAGACTACTGCTGCCCGTGCCATGCTGGATCAGATTGGTGCTACCTACATGTTTATCAACGGTTCTGAGGAGTCAGGTATTGACGTTCTCAGAACCAAGATAAAAAACTTTGCGTCTACTGTATCACTTGAAGGTGGTAAGAAGTATCTCATTCTTGATGAGGCAGACTATCTAAATCCACAGTCAACGCAACCAGCCCTTCGTGGGTTCATCGAAGAGTTCCACAAGAACTGTGGGTTCATCCTAACCTGTAATTACAAGAACCGTATTATTCCTGCACTGCAATCGCGGTGTAGTGTGATTGACTTTGTGATTCCTAAAGCAGAGAAGGTCAAACTTGCAGAACAATTCTTCAAAAGAGTCATGGTTATTCTCAATGAGAATGATATCAAGTTCAACCAAAAGGTTGTTGCAGAACTTATAAATACTCACTTTCCAGACTGGCGTAAGGTTCTAAATGAACTGCAACGGTATTCTGTGGCTGGTGAGATTGATGCTGGTATTCTGGTAAATCTTGGTGACAAGAATATCAAAGAACTGATGACCATGATGAAGAAGAAGGAGTTCACCAATGTTCGTAAATGGGTTGTCGATAATCTGGATAATGATTCAGATAAGTTGTTTCGTGCTGTTTATGATAATCTATATGACTATATTGACCCTAGTAGTATTCCCCATGTTGTTGTGGCCTTGGGTGAGTACCAATATAAAGCAGCGTTTGTTGCCGATCTGGAAATCAACATGATGGCTTGTCTTACAGAGATTATGGGAAGGACAAAGTTCAAATGATGGAAGTCCATGACGGAGTTCTAGAAGAACATAATGCAATTCTTATCGATGATGCGGTGAAACAATTGTCATGGAAATATGATTATCATTCAGAACCTAGTAAACCAAATAAACATTGGCATGTTTTATGCGGCCACGATTTTAAGGAACTTACTGCAAATGGTTATGATTGGGCAGACCACATATTTAATGCGGCAAAGAGTAAATTAAATAAGGAATTAACCTATGAACGAATTTATTGCAATGCTCACACTCATGGTATAGAACCGCATCTTCATATAGATGATGGTGAATTTACTATGATATATTATCCACGATTGGACTGGCATAAAGAGTGGGCCGGTGGCACTATGGTAGATGGTGAACTGGTTCAATATGTTGGGAACAGGTTAGTTATCTTTGATGCACATTTACCACATCAGGCTATGCCAGTTTCAAGGGAGTGTTACGAGTTAAGAACAAATGTGGTTTTTAAGTGTCATGTATGAATTAAAGGATTATCTCAAAGCAGTCAATCAGACAAAAGAACCTCTAATGGACGGTGAAGATGAGGAATGGGAACGAAAGTATCCCCCGTTC